GATATTTTGATTCAAATGGCACGCGAATGTGGGTATTCAAAGAGAGATCTAATTATCATGCAATTTATTGTATCGGATATAATTTGTCCAATGGTTGCATATAATGGCACCCTTGTGACATTCTTGGCTGGTAATCCTTCTGGTCAAAACCTCACTGTTTTTATTAATTCATTGGCCAATTCATTATTGTATAGATTAGCATATAGAACAGCATCCAAAATGCCAAATCCACCACCTTTTAGACATTACGTCGCAGCAATGTTTTATGGTGATGATTCTGTTGGTTGTGTATCAAAAGATTGCACATTTTTTAATAACATAGAAATGAGCAAAAAGATGGACGAAATAGGGATGGTATTCACACCGCCTGACAAAAGCTCCGAACATACCGCGTTTATGAAAGGTGAAGTGGAGTTTCTTAAACGTACCAGTGTATATATACCAGAACTTAAACATTATGTGGGTAAATTAGATGAGATGTCTATATATAAAAGTCTCCATTCTGTACTTAGGAGCAAAGAATGTAATATACTAGATCAGTGTTCCCAGAACATAGACGGGGCACTTAGAGAATATTTCTTTCATGGGAGAGAGAAATATGATGAAATGTTAATTAAATTACGAAAGATAGCCGCTGAGCATGATCTTTCGCACAGATGTAAGGACTTGGACGTATCATTTGATGACAGAGTACACAAATGGCACGAAACTTACATTACGAAATCCAATTAATACCTGATTACCGATGTATATAGGGGTAACTTACTGTATATAGCAAGGCTTGTATTATAGTGTATAAGAATAAAACAGGTTAACAGTATAACTAACTATACTATTCGTTTTGCGTTGAGCGAATAGCAGATTTAACGACTTGCTAACACAAACCAGAGGAATCAGACCTCGCGATCCCATTCTGATACCCCAACATCGTTTGGTACACACGAAAGTGCACCAGGGCTGGATGGCCCGATTAGACGTATTTTGCGTCGAGCAAGACGAAAGTATACTGCGGAAGATATTTTGCGCATTATTTCAGTAGCATTAGAATTACCTGAACCGGAATTAAGATATGACGGGAGGCCTTTGGATGATTATCGTTCGCAGACTTACCCCGGCACATTTTATGTTGATAATGGTGTGTGTGACTTTGACACTCAACCATTTAATAATGCACCTGGGCCGCGCTTGCGTGGCATTGGACATAGGGCAGTTCCTAAGCCTGAATTGGAACGAGCTCCTAAAGTCTATTTTCCACAGTCAGCCACTCGTAGATCAGAGCTAGATTATATCAATTTTTATGATCCGAAATATCGTGAAGCGATTTTGCGATATCGATTGCGATATGCTGAAATGTATGGTTTTCCGCCATCAGTGACTGAGATAAGATGGTATTTGGAGGATTTGGAAATGGGAATGTTTGAATATGATCCCCAATCATTTGATGATGCCGATGCAGAATGGTGGTGGCGAGATTATTATGAAAATGAGGATTTAATGGACAGTTTTTATTTTAATCAATCCGCAGACCAAATTAACTTTCCGCCCCAGTTTTATAAGGGGTTGCAATTAGATCAGAAATTAGTGGATAAGTATATGGCTCTCAAATATGAATATGATTATTATTATTCAGCACCTAATCCAGCACTTTTAGGACCACGTCCTAGGGAGGATTTGTTTCAACAAGCGCTGGAGAGTGATCCAGTACCACAATATCCAGATCTTACAGCGTATGGTACATTAGAAAATCCAATAGTCAACGTGACACCGGTGCCTACACCAACACCGATCACGCCCTCGCCAGTGACACAGGCCCCCACTTTTCTAAGGACATTGGCACCAGCACCGGCACCTAGAAGCTTGCGTTATCAACCC